CCTCGTCGGTGAGGGCGTGTTGGCCGGAAAGGCCATCAATGATTTTCTCGCGATCCGCGTCTGTCACCCACAGCATGACGCTGTACGGTGCCTCATCACGCGGAGGTGCAGGAAGACGCATCCAGTGCGTTGGCCTGCCTGACTCATTCCAGCGCAGGCCGGGTTGAGATTCATCGTCGATCTCTCGCCACGCTATTCCGTACTCGCACCCAAAGTGCGAGTCTCCCGACCGAAAACCTAAAACGGCGATTCCTTTCTCCGGCAGTCCGGCCTCCACAGGAATCCAGCCTTGTATTGCGGGCGTCCCGTAAACGTGCGTGACGTTCAGCCACTCGCCGTCAGAACGCTCAACCGTGTCGAACTCAACCGACTTACTGCGCCCGGCGACCTGCGGGTAAGCGTATAGCGTGTCTGGCATCCCCTGCTGCAAATCCTTGTAACGTCCTACTTGCATGAGGCACTGGCCGCTAGCGTCGCGGTACAGGTAGAACCCTTGGGTGGTCGGCTTGTCCTTGCTCCACGCATAACCAGTCCATGGATCGGACTCGCGAGCATCGTCATTCGTCATAGCGTGGCCCCTCCTTCGCGGGCCTATCATCTTCCGTGTTATGGAACCAGAAGTCGACACCCAAGTGCGATAACAGCAACAACGGCTCCGCTCGCACCAAACACTACAGCAACGGCGGGCCAGCCGCCGTGCATGTGGCACAACACAGCAACGCCCGCAAATGGTGATGAGATCAGTGCAGCGCCGATTATTTGAGTGATTGTCATGTGTGTGTCTCCAGAACCACGCGATGGAGTGGACTGCGCCGCAGATCGCATCGTTCTCACTTCAGTCGTTCCAGTAACGCGAGGAGCGTCCTCGCTGCGGCATCGTCTCTGCGGCACGCACCATCCGATACGTCCTCCACGCCGTACAAAGCGTCGATTCCGCGATTCAACGCCTTCCGTTCCTCGTCTGTAAGCGTGAAGGTTTCCTGCGACGAATCTGGACACGGCCCAGTACCCCAGAGCGTTTTTCGCCACTCGGCCATCTGGTCTGCGAAGTCGCTCACCTTGCACCTCCAAGCCGCTCCAGTAGGCCCCGCAGCGCGTCGGCCATTTCCTCATGTCGCTTGATATGCTCCGGCCCTTCCGCGAACATTCCGATTGCCAGCCAGACGGCTTCCCACTCATCGGCGGTGAGCGCGGGCTGCGGTGGATGAACCAGCGGGCCTCCTGCACCGCCTGACAAGGACGCCCGCAATGACTCTCGCTGCTCGTCTGTGAGCGTCACGTTTATTTGCGACGGAACTTGACATTGCGTTTTAGTCACTTCGTTCTCTCTAGTAGGTTGCGCAGCGTGTCAACGCGATCAAACTCTTCGCAGTTTCCAGCGAGTTCTTCCGCCCACTCCACCGCCTCCCGCTCCTCGTCGGTGAGCGTGGGCTGAAAAATCCTCGCAATCCTCCGCGCCGCAAGCCTCGCCCTGTCTTCGGCGTAACTGTTGCCGCCCTGCCACTTCTTTGTGGTGCCCTCGCGATACCACCGCATGGCGCAGTGGACGATTTCGGCACCCCGCTCCAGTTGGGATTCCCCGTGAGAACCAGCGGATGCAGGAGACATCGCCTTGTCGTCCTGCGGTGTAGTTTCGTCACTCATGCGATGCTCCTGATCCTGCGTGTTCTCAATTCAGCCGCTTTAGCAGGCCGCGAAGCGTCACTCCTGTACGAGTGCCGACGTAGAAATCACTCGCCTCCGTAATCGCCTTTTGCTCCGCGTCGGTGAGCGCGAGCGGCGTGAGGGAGCAGTGCAGAGTTGTCTTGCCGACAACGTGCGGACACTGCACCGTTTCGCGTCTCTCTACTGCACCGTTCCGCAGTTGCTCAATCTCGTCCGCCGCCTCGTCCATGAGGTCGCTTGCCGGGACTGCCTTGACGGTGTGAACCCACGCCCGCAGTCGCTCTACAATGTCAGCCTTCATGCTTTTCCTCGGGCCATTGGTGGTACACAACGGACCCAGTGCAGCGTGTCGTAGTCAACTCAGGGTACGCATACGTCCCAAGGCAACTCAACTCGTCAGGTCCGCGATTGCCTCCAACCGTATGGACGTGCCTCGTCTTGATCGACAGGGCAGGGTTCACAACTTCGATGCCCGCGTTCATCGCCTCGCCCGCAATCGCCTGATCGCATCCGATGTACCCGAGAGCGGTGCGGTCGCCGAGGCCTACGAGTTCGCCGCCGATGAAGGCCCACACGTCCTGCGACCCGCTGTAGAATCGCCCGTCCCGATACTGCCCAAGCATTCGCGGCGTCGAATCGTTCTCCCACCGCGTCAGCGTGACGAGCCTGCCCTTGCGGACTAGGTACGGCAGGAGTTTGGCTGACTCGTCAAATACGATGTCTGCGTTCGCCAACACGCACACGCGACCGGGATACCGCTCGGCGCAGGTGCGAAACACTTGACCGTACCGCAGCCGCCCGGTGTCGCTTTTCATCGGCTGAAAATCTTCGAAGATGCCGAGGTCGCCGTTGGCTTTCACGCACGACTTGATCTCAGCCAGACGCGATTCGTCCTGCGGTCGGTAGGCTTCCACGATCAAGATCACAGGTATGGCTCCACTTCCGTGAAGTCGAGCACCGGCCCGCCTTCAAGATCGTCGGCGGTCACTGGGACGTGGTGATACTTCGCGTGCCACTCAGCGTTGGCAACGTGCGTGCCTCGTTCGGCCCCGATGTTTTGAATGCGGCTCACGGTCGGGAACGCTTCCCACCTCGGCCCGCGCAGAACGTGATTCACGATGATGTCCCACGACGGGCCATCTGTAGTTGTCCAGCGATTCGCCATCTGATGCCAGCGGTCGCTCCACGTTCCCCACCCCCACGGCGTGAACCATCGCCGTATTCCGCACTCGCCAATCTTGCCGCTGCTCGACTGTTGATACCCGCTGACCGTGAACACTTCGGGCCGATGCCGATAGGTGTCCCTCGCCCACGAGAACCAGAGCAGAGCATCGCGAGTCGGCACGGTGTCATCTTCAAAGTGGACGTGAAACTCCGACTGCATGATCTCAAACCCATATCGCAGGCTGGTGTAGATGGCATCATTGCACCCTGCGTGACGGTCAAAAACGAGTGATTCATAGCCATACTTGGCCGCGATGCCTTGGCTTTCCTCAGTCTCGTCGCACGGGTCGAGCAGCACGACCACGCGGCTGCTTGAGACGCCGATGCACCGCGACACCGCTTGACAGGTTTGGTCAAGGTAGGCCGGTCGGTTGTAGCCGCTGATCGTGATGTTCACTTGCGAATCCAGATGGCTGCGCCGTTCCGAACGCGGTCGCTCTCCCACACCAGCCGCCACTCAGGCGAGTGCTTGAGTTCGTGGTGAGCCCTCGCACACTTGTAGGCATGATGCACATCGTCAAGCATCAGGCAGCGGCAGCGATCCTTCGCCAGACGGTAATCGTCGTACCCTGAGAACTCGTCGCCATCCACCAGCACCACGTCAAACTTTTCGGTGGAGACTTCAAGGAATCCCGGCACTCCTTCGTGGTAGCACCCCAGCGTTTCTTCCCACCATCCACGCACCGCCTCGTGAGGGTATCGGAGGTGATTGTGCGGCGACTCCCACACGTCGCGTTCAAACTCCTCGGGAGTAAGCGAGCCAAGCGAGATGGACGGCTGGCGCAGCGGAACGACCCACGAGCAGTGAGCGACGTTCGCGACGAGTTTCTTGTAGCGTTCCTCATCCGTCTCAAGGCAAACCATCCGAGGCGTCTGCGCGTGGCTGAGTGCTTCGATGAACACTTGCGTCGAGCCAAGTCCATCAAAGGAACCAATCTCCAGCACGGACTCGTATCCGGCAGCACGGATCACACTGCGGATGGCCTGACCGAACTCGTCATACAGCGTGATTTCTGCTGGCATCACTTCTTCCTGCACCAAGCGACAAGCAAGCCATTCCAGTATCCGTCTGCGTTGTTCTCAGACTTGCTCTCGTAGACCATCCTGCTCACGACTTCCACCTTGTCGGAGAGAGACTTCAGCCCTGACTCGCACCCGCGAGCAACGTGCGGGTGAACAGTGAAGTCATCCACCATGTAGAGGAATGATTCCTCGAGGTATGGCAAGGCAATCGCAAGTTCTCTGGCGTGATCTTCTTCGCCGTGCGAGCCGTCGTAAAAGTAGACGTTGAACGTGTCTCCACCGAACACGTTGTCTGGAAGTGGATGAAACCAGTTCATATCGTGCAGCACCGCCGGGAGGCCGAAGCGGTGGACCGTCCCGGCGAGTGCTGCACTGGCCTGACCGAACTCGCTGTGGTTGTCCACCATGTGGATCACCTCCGCGATGTTCTCGTGACACATCGCGACGGCTGTTGATCCCATGTAGGAGCCGACTTCCAGAATCCTCGCTGGTTGCATCCGCTTCACGCTCGCGTTGAGCGTGCTGCGGATGGCGGCAGATGAGAACCCCGGCACAGAGAGCACGTCAGCCCACGTCGGCATCACTCGTACCTCACGACAGCGACCCAGCCGCGACGAGCGGGACACCATGCAGTCCCGATCTCACGAACGCGACGCTGACCGTAGAAGCACGAACGCCGCACCGCCGCATCGGGCGAGGACGTTGAGAACCCGAGGCCTTCGTATCCGCCGCCACGCCGACCGCAGTGGACGAACGTGTTGGTGGAGGCCAACTGATCGGCGTGTTCTTGGGCGGACACGACCGTCACGTTCTGAACCACAACCTTCGGCTGACGAATACCACACCGACCGTTCATGCAGATCGTCGTGTCGGCCATCGCCGCGCTCGACGCCAGCATCAACACCATCGCAAGAAAACCACGCATACGTTCATCTCCTTCGGGACCACGGAACCACGCCACCCAATCCGTTGGGAGGCGACTGCACAGATCATTCCACGGAAGTCAAACTTTCGGAGGCTTCCACCCTCCAGCACCTGACTGAGCGAACCGCTCGGCAGGCCACTTCGCACGGATGGCTGCGGCTGCTGCGTAGATCTCCTCGACGGTGGGGTCTGCCTTCGGCTTCCCGCCGCGCTCGCGAACAGGAAACCCGTCTGCGATCGAAATCTTGTAGACAGATGACGTAGTGATTCCGAGTTCCTGAGCGATGTCGGCAACCGACTCGCCCTCGTCCCACAACTCGCGGAGTCTCACCTTGTCCACGTCCGATGTGCGGGTCATGCATCCTCCGAAAGCGGCATGATCACGGCGAGATGGTCACCGCAGCGAAGCACAACTGCGGACTCACCGTTCTTTGCTTCGATGTTCACGGTCGGCTCGGCGTCGAGCGGCAGTTCCTTCAGCCAATCCACGACGTAGCCGGGATTGAGTTTCACGCGGCAGTCGTTTCCGCTGGTCATGACTGCACACTCAACGCTGGACTCGCCGATTTCGCTGCTCTTGCCTTCCAGCAGCAACGTCTCTCCTCCGAACGTGTACTGCACACCACGGCTCGACTCGCTGGCGACGATGGCAGCAGAACGTGTCGCAGACTCAAGCAGAGTCCGCGTCATCTCGGTTGCCGTGTCCGCTGCCTTTGGAACGAGTTTGCGCCACTTGGGGAACTCGCCAGCCGCCAGCCGCACGTTGATGACCGCAGCCCCGAGGTCCGCTTCCACATCGCTGCCGGATGCACAGAACTGCACGGCTGCTTCCGGGAACTTGCTAGCGACCTTGGCGATCATCTCGGCCGCGTGAACAGGGATCAGCACGCGGGCCTCGTCAATCGCTTGATCGTGTTCGATCTTGCAGGCATACAGCCGCCTGCCGTCGCTCGCGACAGTCCAGCACTCGTCGCCAGCGACCTCGATCAGCACAGCACCAAAGGCGTACCGCCCCCCTTTGGTGTCGGCTGCACCGCAGACGCTCCACGCCGAGCGAGCGAACTGATCACACGGGATGCGGACGAGCGGCTTCGGCTCCGACTCTCGAGGCCACGCCGGAAACTCGGATGCTTCACCGGCAGGAAGCCTCCACTCACTGCGACCCGCCTTCACGATGCACGACGAGCCCTTGACCGTCAGCGTCAGTTCCGCCGTGCCACACTCGTTGACGATGGCCTTGAGCCGCGAGTACGGAAGCAGCAGCGGCTCGCCGTCGTAGCCGATATGTTCCGACACTCGCACTTCAAGGTTCGTGCCTGTGATAGTTCCATCGCAGAGCAAGATGTTCGTCAGGACGGGGTTCGGCGTCCGTGCCGGAACCGCGTCTGACAAGTCATTGAGAGCGGACCTCAGTGCTGCGACGTTCAACGTCGCTCCAGCGCGCTGCCTTTGGGCAGTTGCCATTTGAAGAATCCTTTCTTCGGAGGGAGCATCCAACCAGAATCCCAACCGCGAACGTCGCGGCTTGGACTGTGAACCCAATCGTCACGCAGACGAGTTGTTCAATGGTCATGCCGCACCGTGCATCCGTTGCCCTGTTCGTCCGACACAGACACACTCGTAAGCGTGGAGAACATCCCGATGATCTTGTGAGCGAGAGCCACAGCGTCATCACCCTCGCTTGCGAGTGTAGAAACAAGCATCGCGACTTCGTCGGCGTGCTCTTGGCAGTGATCGCACGGCCCTTCGTCGGCGTCCACGCGAAGGTTGATGATCAGGTCACCAGCAACCACTCTCCGCTCAATCTCGTAGACAGGCATCCGCTTCCTCCTTGCTTGTGACAACGTGACACATCGCACCGCCTTGAGTTTCGATCTCGTTCATGCGGCGTGCTTGCAGTGGGGTCGCCTTCTTTCCCGGCTGCTTGACCTCAAGGAACACAGCGCGACCGTGCTTGAGGCAGAGAAGGTCAGGGACGCCAGCGAGTTGGAATGGCCCGCCGTGAATCTTCATCGTCCACCAACCGCGACTCTTCGCTAGTCGAACAATCGCTGCGACGATGGACGCTTCTCTTGGCACGCTGACGCTCCGGTTCCTTCCGTCAGGGCAACAATCTCCCCATCGGAGGCCTTGCTGTCAAGTCCATTTTCCGTCAGGTACTCGGAGATCCTCTCTCGCAGTTTCTCATTCGTATCGCGCAGATGTTCCAGATACCGCAGTCCGTTTGGTTCGGCGGCTGCTTCAATGAACGTCATCCCCTTGAAACGCCCGAACTGAAATCGGAACTCTCCGCTTGGCTTCGCTGCTTTTGGTTTCGCTACCGCAGGCACGCGAGTCCGCAGCCCGCAGAACGCACAGTCCAGCACGTCCTCAGGCTTGCCTTTGCGTGGAACGAACTCACCGATGCACTCCCACGCCGTTGCGTGGCAGCGATGGCACGGGTCTGTATGCGGATGAAAGTCGATCACAGAACCTCCATGCACGGGACGGGCTTGCCGTACCGATTCTCACTGATCACATACAGGTTTCTTCTTGCCCGCGTCACGCCGACGTAGGCGATCCTGCACTCTTCGTCATGCTGGTCGCGGTCATCCTCGCGTCCTTGCTCGACTCGCTTGCTGATTGTCGTGAGCATCGCCACGTTGTCGGCCTCCATCCCCTTCACAGAGTGGATTGTGCCGACGCGAATCTTGGAACTTGAGGCAAGTTCGCTTCCCCACTTTTCGGCGTTCCGACGCCACTCCTCTCCGCGATCAATCAGCCCGCACCACTTCCCGCTGCGAATCTTTTCGATCAGCGGCTGCGTGGCTCCGACTTGCTCCAACTCGTTCGGGAAGATCACGTCCCAATCGTCGGACTGCTTTGACCAGCCAGACTTCGACCCGCGAGCGAGCATCGGCTCCTTCGACTTGTTGACCGATGGCAGCAGTTCCATCGCTCTGCCCCACTCTGCACCGCTGATCTGCTTGCCTTTCTCCAAGGCATAGAGTGCCGCGAGGCCTTGGCATCTGGCTGACACTCCTTCCGGCTGCTTCACCCATCGGGCTGGCTTTCCGGCTGCGTTCAGTGCAGCGTACAGCCGTGTCGCCTCATAGTTCGTGCGAGCAATAAACAGCCAGTCCTCGTTCGGTTTTGCCACGTTCATCGGTAGTTCGATATCGGCTTCAACAACGCGACCGTCGTGGTCTGCTGGAGCAACCTTGCGATCGAAGTAGCCACGGTGCATCCTCCGCAGGCATCGCTCGCCGAGTTCCAAGATGGGCTTCGGGCATCGGTATGACTTCGGCATCATCCTCTCCTTGTCGGCCTTCCAGCCAAGGAAGCACTCCGAACTACTGCCAGCAAAACCGAAGATCGACTGGAACGGGTCGCCCACGACGTAGCACCACCGAACAGAGTCGGCACTGACGAGACGCTTGCAGGCTTCGTCGAGCAACGGGCTGGCATCCTGCTGCTCATCAAACAGCCACGCCTCCACGGGTGGCAAGTCGCCTTCCGGCGCGACGCGAGACACGCCGTCCATCGCGCTGACGCGAATACCAGAGAACCGCAGGAGCAAGTCTGCGAAGTCAACGCGGTCCTCCAGACGCTTCGCCAGTTCGTACTTCTCAGCGATGCGAACAACTTCTGCGAAGTCAGGAACCTGATCGTCGATCCGTCTGGCCTTGCGGATCATCGCGTCCAGCGGCTGGAGCGTGCTGCGAGCCAAGTCCCAGCACGTCAGCGCGGCTCCGGCGACTCCTCCGATGAACTTCTGCTTGCCTGTGTCATCGTCGATCATGGTCGAGATGCGGACACCGAGCGCGTTGCTGATCCACTCCGTGTCGGCAGCCGTGCCGCCGAGCAGTTGCCCCGGCTGGATGCTCAGGCATCGCTTTGCCGTGGAGTGGACGGTACGGAACCAGCCCTCGCCATCCAGCAAACCGGGAGCCACGCCCCACGCTGCGGATGCCCGCCCGACAGCCTCTGCCCGTGCAGCCCGCGTGAAAGAGGCGAACCCGAGCCGCAGCGGATCGTCCCCGAGTTGCGGCAGTGCCGACTCCATGATCCGAAGGAGTTCGGTTGTTTTCCCACTTCCAGCCGCTCCGATAAGCCTTGCGATCTTCATTGTAACGCCTCCTTGGTTGATTACAGAAAAGTTCCCTCGGCAAAACAAGTTTTCCCGGCAGTTTTCCCGGCACGTTTGAGCCTTGTTTCCTAGACTCAAACGCACTTTGCCGGGAAAACGAGCCGCTACAAACTGGTTTTGCTCCTCATTTTTTTCCCCATATACATGGGCTCGCTCATTCCTCTGGAGGCTGATCCGCCGTTTGCGGCTGTGGTTCCTCCTCTTTGCCGCTGGTGGTCGTGAGCGTTGCTGCCATTTCCTCCAGCGCGGCGAACTCACGCCGAGACCACACCACATACGATTTGCGGGCTCCACCGATGTGGCGGAACTCCTCATGCCTGAAGTCCTCCGATGCCCCCATACGGGCCAGCAGACGCCTCTTGAGAGCGAGCCGTTCGCCTGTCTCCACCCTGTGCTGCCGCTCGATGTCCTCCCACAGTTTTCCCCACGCAAACCACAGCGTCCCGTCCTGCCGCCACGCCGCTCGGCCGGTTGCGTCAGGGATGTCATCGTCCGACGGCTGCGATGCCTGCGACAGCCGGTCGTAGAGCCACGAGGCCAGAAGCACATACCGCAGACTCGATGCTCCCGGCCACTCTTCCCCCGGATTGTCGAGCAGTTTGGCCTTGATGCCGCGAGCGTTCCGCTTGGTTGCACGTTCGCCCGCCGCGACGTTGTCGCGGACCTTGTATCCGCCGTCCCAAATCTGCCTCCACCGCTTGGGGTCATCGTCCAGCATGATCCTCCCTGTCGCTGCCAGCACAGCCGCAGCGACCTTCGGGGCGGATCGGTATTGGTCTACGGTCAGGGTCACGTTCCCCGTCCTGTCCTGAGTCAGACCCTGCCAGTGAGGAACGTGCAGCCGGTACTCAATCGGGTCGCTGTGAATGATGGTCAGGCTCCACTCGCCCGGCCCCCACTCCGGGTCGCTGTCCGAGTCCGGTGTGATCGGAGAGAACGACAGCCCAACCTCCGTGAACACCCGCTGCCACCCAACAGGAGCAAGTCCCGGCTGACGTGCCGACACGGACGGAGGAGTGGCCGACTCAGCCGCGATGATCGCAGCGTCAGCGGACACGCCAGCCGCACGATTCTTGCGGACGAAGCCAATCGCCGAGCGATAGATCGCAACACACTCGCTGTCCTCCAGCGGAGGCTTGCACTGGATCGCGTTGACGGCACGAATCTTGAGGAGCAAATCTTGCTGCTCACGTTCGTTGTCAAGGTTCGGGCCAGCACGGAACGCCTCGCTGACTGCAAACCTGTGGAGTTCGCTGTTCCTGCCGCCGGTCTGGACCGGACGATGCAGCATCTCTCTCGCAGGGGATCGCGAAATGCTTCTCGTCTGCCCGCTCCCGTCATCATTGAACAGCAGATTGACCAGCCGCTCAGGAAGCGGCTGGAGTTCCACGTCATCCGGTGACATTCCGCGAACCCACTCGTACCTGACTCCGGTGTGGTGCGTGCTTGGGGGGATCACGCTCTGAGCAGCGAGTCCTCCGTTGCCGATCCGCACTTCGATCCCAAGGACTTTCCGCACCGCTGCGGCTGGCAAGTCCTCTTGCCATTTGAACAGCCTGTGCGGGCCGCGACCGGCCTTGTAGGTCGGAGTCCAGATTTCGCCGAGGTCAAGTTCAGCCCACGCTGCCTTCGCCTCGTCGCCGTCCAACTCCACGTCGATCACGCCAGACTTGGGACCAAGGAGCAAGCCGACGTTGACCGGCCTTCCTTGATCAAACCAACTCATGACTTCATCTTCGTCGTTGGTCGCGGACAAGTGCCACGCGGTTCCTCCGCTGGGATGCTTCCCCGGTGTTCCGCAGTCACGTCCCTTCCAGCATGTGCAGACTTCCGGCTCGACCACACCGAACAGCGGCACGAGTCGCCAGCCGTGGCGGCAGCATGATGCTGCCAATGCTCCGTTATTCATCGCGAACCTTTCTCCCTGTGAGTGTTGAAGATGCCCCGTGCCGCGTCTCCACGCGGCACGGGGCGAAACCGACGAGCCATCCCTGACTACGACGCGTCCTGCGTCACGCCGAACTGCGTAGCGATCCGGGTGAGCGGATCGGTGTAGAGAGCCTTGATCACCAGCCCTTCCTCGCGGCTGATGGTCCCGATGTTTTCGGGAACGATCTGCGAGTAGTCGATGCCACTCTTGCTCGCCACCTTCTGCAAGGTGAGCGACACGATCACGCGGTAGTGGGCGACCTTGAGCCGCTTCACGAACGGAGAGATCGTGGAGAGCGAGCCGCCGCCAACGGACAGCAGCACGGGCCACGCCTCCCCCGGCTGAAGGATCGCCAGCGTGCGCGACTCCTTGATCCGGCGACCGACGCCACCCTTGCCGCTTCCCCATCCGAACGGGGAGCCTTCCTTGCCCATCGCCTCCCAGTCGTAGGTGCGATCGCCGATCCGGAACGCAGCCAACTGCTCAGGGTCAATGTCCCCGAGCGAGTCGTTGGTGCGGATCGCGGTCTTGAGGTCGTAACTCGTCAAGACCGGACGCTGTCCCTTCGTCGGCTCGTCGCTTCCCCACAACTGGCCGAGCGGGGCGTAGTAGACGAGCAGACCGGTGATAGCCTTGCACTCCACTTCCGCTCCGTCGGAGTTGACGTACTGCCACGTCTTGCCTCCACCGGCTGGCGTCTTGATGCGAATCAAGTCGCTGACTGCGATGGTCTCGCCCGTCGCGAGATTGGCCTGCATCGCTTCCTTGAAATCCGAATCACCGTGCAGCGCGAGGAATCCCATCTCGGGTTCCACCACTGCGATCTCCTTGGACTTACTCATCTGCATCACTCCTTTTGAAGTTGAACTCCGAACCATCAACCGGTCGCTCGGCTACGCAGCCGAACCTTCACGAACTGAGAAATCAGCCCTTCGAACTTTGTCCCGACAGCAGCATCATCAAGGCTGGTGTCAAGCCGCTTCGCCCGCTCGCTCAGCCACGACTTGATCGTTGCTGTGTTCACAGACACCGCGTCTTGCAGCCCTTCGCCCTCTGCAGCCTCGATGATCTTTTCCCTGTTCTCCTTCGGTGCAGAGACGTACAACGCCTCGTCAATCCACCACGTTTTCCCTGCAACCCTGCAACCGTCAAGACCGCTGGCTCCGAGTTGCTCCGAGGCGAGAGACTCCAGAGATTCCAGTTCCTTCTCGACCGACTTGAGTTGAGCCGCGATGCCATCGCGGATCTCCTGCTTCGCCACGATCCTCGCAAGAAGATCGGACAGTCCTTCCGGTGCAATCTCTGCCAAATCACTGCTCATGCCACCGCTCCTGTTCGCGGAGAAAGTTGTGTCAGCACCGCGTCAACGACGTTGCGACGCTCCCTGAGTGCTGCGTAAACCTGTTCGTCCACCGTCCCCTGTGAAACAAGGTGATAGTAGCGAACACATCGCGTCTGCCCCGGTCTCCGCAGCCGTGCCAGACTTTGCTCATACTCGCCAAGCGAGAATCCAAGACTGTAGTAGAAGCAGTAAGCAGACCGCGACAGGTCGATGCCTGCTCCTCCGCTCTGAATCTGCACTCCGATGATCGTCGCTCTGCCTTCCTGCCACTCTGCCAGAGTGTTGGCGTTGCCAGACAACTCCGCGTAAGTGCGACCGAGCCGTCGTGCCATCGCCTGCACTTCGTTGAGGTCAGTGCGAAACCGACAGAACACCACGACCGGCTCCGTCTCTGGCAAGTCCTCCATCCTGTCTTGCAGCGTTGCCGCCTTGCTCGGCATCCCGTCGATCAGCACCATGCCAGCCTCGTCGGTGCGAGCGTAGCCGCCCGTCGCCTGCTGGAGTCGCAGCAGTTTCGTGAGAGCGTTGCTCACCGTCACAGTGCCAGCCTCTATCTCTGCGGTCATGTCCCGCTCAAGATCGTCGTAGTACTTGCCAGCACGCCCCTCCAGCGGAACAGGAAGCACTTCATGGATCGCTTCTGGCAAGTCGAGAACGTCATCCACCTTCACTCGCCAGATGTGCGGATCGGTCTTGGCCGCGAGTTCATCCTGACGCAACCACTTCTTCACCATGCCGGGGAACCGAACGTCACAATCTGCGTAACGCTTGCGGAACCCGACGAACGAATCACCAAGCACGTCTGGATCAAGGAAACGGAACTGACCGAAGATGTCGAGCGGTGAGTGAGGCATCGGAGTTCCCGTCAGGAGCAGACGCTTGGCTTGCGGCTGCTTCCGTGCGAACTTCGCGAGCCACTTGCTCGCCTGCCCGTTCGGGCTTTTGATGCGATGGCTTTCGTCCAGCACGATGGCATCCCACTGCACTTCGCAGATGGCCTTGCTCACTTCGCCACGCCAGACGCTGTCGTAGTTGACGATGGCACACAGACCGCGACCACCGCTCCGCATGACCTCGCTACGCAGCCGCTTCGCCCGTGCTTTGCTGTCACCGCTGACAATCAGCACAGGGTTCAGCGAGCCAGCGTTCAGGGCGAGCAACGCCGTGATGGACTTGCCAGTTCCCATGTCCTTCGCAAGCATGGATGCAGGCTTCACCGCAGCCCAACGTGCCGCATCAAGTTGTGACTGCCAAGGCTTGACGCTGCCTGTTTCAAGGAGGCCGATCTGCTTGATCCACGCGGGGCCAACTGCAATCGGACAGACGATGAGGACGTTCATGCTTCGCTTCCTTCCAGTGACTTGAAGATGTGCTGCTCCACTCGCTGCCAATCAAGTTCCAACTTCCTGTCGGCCCACTGCTTGATCCGTTCCATCCACTCTGGCGTCAGTGGCAGCGGGAGTGCTGCGCCCTTCGGCGGGTACACACCAGTGATGGTCAGGTTCTTCATCTCAATGGATGCTGGAGTCGAAGGCCACCCGTCTCCGTTTGGTGTCCTCCAGCAACCGGGATCGCCGGGATCGATCTCGTATTCCATCTCGTATTCCACTTCCACGCACCCAAGGCCGAGTGAATCATCCGTGTCCCACAGGCTTGATGTGTATGTCATCGAGCAGCCTCCTCGCTCGCGAGTTGTTCGTGCAGGATTTCGTCTCGGAGTGCGTCCAGCCTCGCCTGCGACTTGCCAATCAGCACCGCCATCTTCTGCGCCGCGTCTCGCTTCGCAGCAGTCTTGGTAAAGTTCCATCCTTCCGTGAGCGGAACAAGAGAAGAACCGTGCCTCACCATCTGAACTCCGTCGATTTCGATTTCCGTCAGCGTCCCTTCCCACAGGTAGTAGTCGCAGGACTGATCGAAGACGTATGCCTTGTAGACCTTGATTGGAGTGTCCATGTTTCCCTCGGTGTTTGTGCCGTTCTTGAAAAGAACCGGGGCGGGCGGGGAACGGAGAACCGCCCGCCCGCCCCGGCGACGCAGCCCCACCAACTAGGGCGCGTCATTCGGTGAACTACACAGCCATCGTCAGTGCCAGCCGCTCGGCCTTCACCACGCGACCGTCGTGAAGGGACCGAACGATCCGCTCCATCTCGCTCGGGCGACCGCGACGGATGCTGTCCCACTGCGAGTAACCCTGCACCGCGTTGTAAGCCTCCCATCCGCTGACCACGAAGTCGGCGTTCATCGGGCCTCGACCCGTGACCATCCGCTCACTGGAGAGTCGCCGGAAGATGGCCTCAGTGCGATTCTTGTGCATCGTCACGGAGCGTCCCTCATCGGACTTCGGCTCCCCGTAGATCGCCTTGAGGAACTCCACCATCCGAACCTCGCGTTGCTGCATCTGCTTGACCACAGTTGTCAGGTTCTCCCATCCGGCTTCCAGCGAGGCGAACGTGGCGATCAGTTCGTCCATCTGGAGACGGAGCCCCGACGTGTGACGGATCGACACGCTCGTCCCCTCTGCCATCCGCATGATCATCATGTTGCGGCAGGCATCGCGGAACAGGCCGAGCGAACCACGGAAAGCCTGACCACCGTATCCCGCGTCGATCACGATGCGAGGGAACACGTTGTCCCTCGTTCCGAACACGGCAAGCCGCTGCTCCATCGTCGGCTGCACGGTGACGTAGTGACCGTTGTCGAAGTGACAACGCACATCGGCCACCCCACCGAACGCCGTGCCAGCGGCTTCGATCAGAGCGTTGATGTCATCCGTCGTGTGAGGGACGTACCGGTCGCTGACCGATCCGTAGCCCACCGCAGTTCCCGTGTCGCTGCGGAACAGCCCGTAGAACGGTGTCGCCATGTTCTCCGGTCCACGGAGTGGGAACTTGTCCACCGTGAAAGGGAACGCCGCACGAACACGCTCAGCCACGTTGCAAGTAATCATCTCGTTCATTTCATCATCTCCCGTTTTTGAAAACCGAATCTAACCAATCAGTCCAGCGTGATGGCAACGTGCCATCGCCGCGATCAACCAACCGACTCAGCCTTGCGTGACACGAAGGACTCGCTCACGGCGTAAGTCGTTCCGTTCCGTTCGACCAGCACAGGATTACTACGCTTGCGAGCGTTGTATCCGATGATCGTGTAGTCAGTCCCGCTGATGTTGACCGTCGAGAACAGCGGAAGCCACCCGTAGAAGGCAGACACCCGCGAGTAGGCGGAAGCCTGCGGAGTGATCACCCGCCCGCTCTCAGTGACCGTGCTGCACACGAGTTTGAACGTGGCAGAGGACAGGTCGAACGTAGCGTTGCCAGCACTGATCTTGAGCCCGTGCTTGAGCCCGACCTCAGTCAGTGCCGCGTTCAAATCCTCACGAAGCCTGCGAATCCCATCTTTCGTCATCATCGTTCTGTCTCCGTTGGTGTTGGTGAAATCAACCGTTCTCTTGCCTGCGAATCACTTGGCACAGTTCTTCGATCAGCGTCAGCACGTTGTCCACGTTGGCAGGATTGTCTCCTACCTTGGTGGTCTGGTAGGTCCGCTGGTCTGGCCTACCAAGGCTGTTGATCGCGTCCTTGATCTTCTTGAAATCCATCTTGCTTGCGGGGGTCATGGTCGTTGCTCCGTTGGTGTTGGTGTTGGTGTTGCGGTGCAGCAGTTCAGTTGAAGTACACGATGTAGAGGCGGTCGTTCTGCTCGGCAGCAACGTAGGTCGGCTGGATGTCGAGCGTGACCCCTTCACCAGCCAACCGCTTGATCCGGTTGATCTGCCGCTTGATGGCAACCGGCGTCTCCGAGTGGTTGCCAGCACAGCCGCAGCAGCAGCGGCCAGCAGCACCGGAGTAGGATGACTTTGCAAGGCTCCAGTCGATGCCGATGGTGGCTGCTTCGCCTTCGCTGAACTCCTTCGCAGCCTTCAACTCCTTCGCAGCCTCGGCGGCTTCCCGCTGTGCCGTGTAACGGGCTTCCCTTGCCAGCACTAAAGCCCGCTCGGCGTCGATCACCGCTTGGCTGGCAGCGTTAAAAGCCAGTTCAGCCTTCTCGCACTTCGTCATGGCCTTGGCAACCGCGTTGCTGATCGTAGCGTTCATGGTTCTTGTCTCCGTTGGTGTTTTGCCGCGTTTCCCACGCGACCCCCGCATTTTACACAATCGGCAGAAGAACGCAATAGGGGTTACAAAATATTTTTTTATCGCGTTTTTTCCGGTGTTTTTACAGAACTCGGTCATCGCCCGGATCGACCGGCTTGCCAGCCGCGTTCACCGCGAACGTAAGTGCCACGTCGAACGGCTCCCCGAACACGTCCTGCCGAACCACGCAAACCGGACACTGGAAAACAGGCATCGACTCACCGTCGCACTTGACCGTTCCAACTGAGCGGAGTTCCTTTCCGCATTTCGGGCAGTGCCAAACATTGATCGTATCGCCAGCCATCGTCGCCTCGCCTTCTGTATGGTGTTCCATCCTGTCGCGTGACGGAGTGCCACGCGACAGGATGGAGCGGTGGTCAAGCGTACTCAACGATCTCGCCGTTGGCGATCGGACGGACGGTCCCCGGGAGCCCGTAGGCAAGTGACGCGAGGTAGAACGAATCCTTCGTCTCGCCAACGTGGAGCGGCTGGTTGTTTGCCCGTGCTGCGATCAGTCGGTCGGGCCACAGTGCCATCATCGCGAACGGATTGTCTCCCATCGCTTCGGTGCAGGCTCGCTTCGCCCTTGCCATCGGCTTGCCGGGGAAGTCGCGGATCATGGCTCCCAGCACTTCCGAGTCGCAGTCGGTCAGCAAGTCGAGGCTGTGCCGCTCCGCGATCGCCTCGTAGTGGCTGATCACGCCGTTGTGAACGATCCACGAGTCGCCGCCGTCGTGCGGGTGGTTGTTCGTGTTGTTCTCTGGGTCGCCGTGAGTGGCCCATCGGCAGTGACCGATCAGCAGCCGTGCATCCTTCGCCATCGCCAGCAGTGCCAGCGAGTCGGTGATGGCTCCCGGCTGCTTGTAGGTGCGGGTCTTGCCAGCCCCGTCCACCCAAGCAATCCCCCAAGCGTGAGGGCCACGCCGCTCCGTGATGGTGGCGATTGCCCGTAGGACCGAAAGGTTGACCCGCGTGTTCTTCTTCGCAACGAACCCAAAGATTCCGCACATGATTCTGTCTCCGTTTTGGTTGTTCCGTTTGAATCCGACCCTCCGTAGCAACGTGCTACGGAGGGGAGCCAGCACTACGGCTGACGGTCGTATCGCTTTGCCATCTCACGCATCATCTTCTTGCAGGCATTGACGGTCGGGACACCGGGACACTCGATCACGCCGAACGCCTGACGCGAACTCCACTTCAGGTTGAACAGCATCCGGTTGACTTCGCACTGGCCTTCGTTGGTGGCAGTGCGAAACCGGTCGCGAGTGCTGACGAAGGGAGCAGTCCGCTTGGACTTGATGGCCTTCTGTGCGATGCCGACGCAGATGCGAACGTAGCCAATCACCTTGGTGATGTTGAGCGAGCCGCTGAAAGCACGGAACTCAGCGGTCGGGTTTTCGCTGGTCAGGTTGACCACGTTGTAGCGATAGTGGCTCGGTCCGCTCGGGTGGGTCAGTGCAGTGCGAGCGTTGCCGTACTGCTTGACCGACCGACACCAGCACGTCCCGTAACGGCTACCGACGCCACGCTCACGGTTCTTGGTCCCCGTCACGGCGTAGATGGCCTTCTCGTGGTTGGCGACCAGTGACACAAGCCGCTCCAGTGCAGCGGTGTCATGACGGTTGAAGCCAACGTGGACGTGGATGCCGCAGGAATCGTTCACCGAGCCGCCGCGACGCTTGATTTCGGCGACCACCGCGACCAACTGACGCAGCCCCTCGGCTCCTTGAAGGATGGGCGAGACGAACTCACAGCCGATGCGGCCGGAACGCGGGCGGATCGACGGGTCATCGTCGGCCAGCCAACCGGCCGGTAGCCAAGGGACTTGGATGCCTTCGCCGTGATGGCCCGTCTGGACCGAACCGGCTGGCATGGTGGTTTCGATTTCGATGCCGAAGGTGATTTCCGAAGCGTTCATTGTTGTTGTCTCCGTTTTGAGGCAGTCACCGCGTTTTCCACGCGACCCTTGCATTTTAAGGTATCGGCAGAAAAACGCAATAGGGTCTACAAAATATTTTTTTCTGGATATTTCCCGTGGTTTTCACGGTTTTTACCGAAGCACCGCCAGCCCCGCGTCGGCCAGATCAAGCACAGCCCGCCCAAAAGACCGCAGCCTTCCCGGCTCCCTCGCCGGGGGAGGCTGCGGCTGCACAGTCGGCAAGCCTGCCAATGGCATCACCGCTTGACGCTGCGCTGTTTCGATTGCTGCGAGATGGAACCGCGTCTCAATGATCAGTGAACACGCGACAGCCATCACGGTGATCGCGCACGCAGTGCGAAGCACATCACGGATCATGCTGCTGTCTCCTGTTGAGTCGGCCACCAGTACGGAAGATCCGCAGTCTCGCTCCATCCGAACTGTCCGTAGTGAGTTGCATCCTTGCGGAGCAGATTGCTGCGATGCGATGCGTGGAGCCGCTCGCATCCGAGCCACTTCGGCGCAGACGCGGGGTTCCACTTTGATCCCCATTTCTTTTTTGCCAACTCGGCGTATGCGTAGATTCTTAGTGACGTCTCGCTGAACTGGTCTCTCAGCGTGTCCTTGAAGCCACGTTGCTTCCAGACGATGCACATGACCTCGGCGTATTCCGCGAGCGAGTGCTCGTGGCCTCGCCACATCTTTACTGCCGGATGGTTTCGCCAACGAGACATCAGGTTGCCGCGATGATCTCCGACATCTGCACCGAGTGCGACGAGGATTTGCTTGCACTCGACTCGCTGCTTTCCAAGCCGCTTCGTGTCGAGGCATCGTGCCGACTCGCGGAACGACGGATACGGAAGGAATGTCTGCATCACTTGGCCTCCTGTTTGGTTGATCGCTTTGCTTCGGCGTTCTTGGCTCGCTGCTCCCATCGCCTGCGTAGCCACTTGTGGTATCGGTCACGCTTGAGTTTGCGGCAGTCTCCTTGCTCGCTCATGGTTCACCCTACCTTTGCGTGTGTATTGAGCCATTCGGCCAGCCCGACCTTCGTTCGCGGCACTTCGCGAATGTAGACCCGCTCGCTGTCACTCAACTTGAGTTGCCGCAGCCTTCGCATCGCCTTGTTGAACGTCGTGAACCACTCTCGCGTGACTCCGCTTGGTGTGTCCTCGTCGTGATACGAGATCATGTAGAGCGTGGTGTTGCTCATGACTGTGCCTCCTCTCGCTTCTTTGCCTTGTCGTACTCACGATGCAAGTAGTCAAGACGCTTGTGAAGCAGTTCCATGTCGGCTGCGGCTTTTGCGCACAACGCCAGCCACGACTCTGACTCTGTTGCGAACAGCGTGTCTTTCGGAACTGACGGCTGGCAACCTCGGTACTTGATGATTGCCATCCCCGGCCTGCTGTCCTTTACAAACTCCACCCGCTGCGGTGCAGCGGTTCCGAATGTAGTCCACATCACTCGCTCCTCTTTGGTTACTGGTTCTTTCCCACGCAGCCGTGCGATTTCCAGTGCAGCACGGGTGATGATGGCGGCGTCCTCACGCGAGACTGCCATCACTTCAACTCGCTCCCGCAGTTCCTGCAGATCGTCCGAGATGTCGATGTCCATTTTCATGTTCAGTCCTCCTGTCGTTGCAGTGCTGTTATGACCGTCGCGCTGGTGCAACCGGTCGCGGAGTTCGTGGCAATCACTGCGGCTTGATCGGCGAGCAGGGCAAATCGCGAGTCACGCGACACTGGCTTGCCGTTCACCAGCAGCACCCACATCCGCATCTTCGTGACGCCCCTTTTTCGTCGCGAGTTCCGTTGCGTGGCGAAGCCTTGCAGTTGAACGTCAAGCGTCCTGTGCTGGTACTTCGGCCCTTCGCCTTGGTAGTGCGGCCACACTCCGCTGCGGTTCCACTGGCCGGTCGCCATTAGTTGCTGCGGTTTCATGCTTGGTCCCTCCTGTTGGTCATCGTCGTGTCTCCGTTTTGGGGTTGTGAATCAGTCCGCTGTCACTTCGCAATCACTGCACTTGCGACTCCTGCCTCGCTGCGGCGGATGCGGCTTTGATCAGTCGCAACTCCAGTTCTTCAGCAGCAAGGTAGTTTTTCGTTGGCTTGTACTCGCCGTTCCTTCTGGTGCTGCGCTCGTTCTCGTCAATCAGCAAGGCAGACATTCCACGCAGAAGGAAGTCCAGTTCACGCTTCGTCACTTCCAGTTGAATCGTCATCGTCGTGTCCTCCGTTGGTGTTGGTGAATCAGCCTGCTGCCACTTTGCGAGTGACCCAATCGTTGCCGGGGATCTTGTCCAGCCCATCCACGTCGATGGCCTCGTACACCATGACGTGAATCTTTTCGCCGCCTGCCAGCCGTGCCTCCGTGATCACGCGGACGTACAGCGAGCCTTCGTAGTAGTCGAGCCTGCTCAGGCTGGTCTTGGGAACCGACCACACTTCGCCAACCACGTCGCCGCCGAACTCGTTCAGCACGATGCCGGGGTAGTGGCCGAAGTCGTAAAGTTCACCGCGAACCGTGCAGCATGTGCTGAGCAGCGTCCCGCCGAGTAGGTGGGAGTTGGACGGGTCAGCATCGCTCCGCAGTGTGCCGTAAACAAATACCATCGCGTTCTTGTAGGTCATCGTCGTGTTTCCTTTGGTGTTGGTGGTGGGAATCAGCCGAAAGCCAACTCGCTCTTACGCGGTCCAGCAGCCATCCCATCGTCGATGCTTGCGAAAATCTCGTCGGAACACAGCGACACGCCACATTCAGCGGGGAAGTCGAGGTCGGACGAGAAGGAGAAGCCATCGTCAGAGTGCAACACGATCATCCGTCCAAGGTTCCGCAGCCCCTCGACAGTCGGAGGGAACGCTGCAACGGGGCGGTCGTTCACTTCAAGTTGGAACTCAGGGCTGTTGTTGGTGTCGTGGATGATGCTGACGTAGATGAACATGATCATGGTTCCTTTGGTGTTAGTGTTGGTGTTGGTGTGAATCAAGAAACGGCAACTACTTCCCATCCCCAGCCCCGCTCGTTCTTGCGGCGGAAGGCGTTCGCGGCTGCATGAGTGGGGAACGTGCGAGCCTTGGAGGCGTCGCTGCTGTACTTGACGCCTTTGGTGCTGAACGACGTGAGGTAAAGAGCGGTCTTGCCGTGGCTCCATGCGGTGGAGGCGAGTGCAAACTTGGTGGTCATGGCTTTTTCTCCGTTGGTGTTTCGCGGCTCGTTTGCTGCGACCGGTGCATTTTAAGGTATCGGCAGAAAAACGCAATAGGGGTTACAGAATATTTTTTTGAGCCTGTTTTCAGCCTCCGATGGATTGCCCTCTTTATTATTAGGGGGCTCTTTAGAGGGGGTGGTGGTCGAAAAATCCACGTTCACCCGCAACCACCGCAAAAGAAACCGCGTCACAAACAGTTTACGCGGGAGTTTGCACGGCACGCTAAACCGTTACGCGGAACCGTGTTACGCATCACTGCCGTGGAAACGAGCCGCCGTGAATCGGTTTCGGGCTCCTTCCGATTCCCTATATACATGGAGACCGGATCAGGCTGGCTTCCGACGCCGTGAACGCGTCTTTGCCTTTCCTGCTGCAATCCAATCCGGATTGCCGCTCGTCTTGTGGAGATGCGGCTTGATGAACGGCAACTCCTTCTCGGAGATTGCAACAAGCCTGTGACCATCCGCAAGAATCCCCAGTCCGTTGTTCTTTGCAACCCTTCGGACAGCGTTCGTGGAACACTTGAGCCGCGTTGCTGCCGTCTCGATCGTCAGATAGTTCATGGGACTTCCCTCCTCATTGCCGTTCATTGGTATCGTACCTCCGCGTCGATAGCGAAGCAATAGCCTCACGGACAGGCGGGGAGCGACGCGGGGAGGGAGTGGAACCCGCGCCGCTCAACCCGCCGTCCGGATCATCGCTCGCTACGATGTGCTGCTTCCACCTTGAGACGCTGGACTTCCTTGAGCAACAGGATGACGTACCCTGCAAGCGTTCCGCTCGTTCCAGTGTATGCACCACTGAACCGACGTGCAGCCTGCTCCATCGTCACAAGGTCATCATTCGTGAGTTGACTTTGCATCGTGTTCCTCGCGGTAGAGGACGAGCGAGAGCAACGCATACGAAGCCAAGTCGAGCAGCGTGTCCTCGACGCCTTCAAACTCCAGCCGACCGGTTGCGTTGAACGTCGCCAGCCGCGTGACCTTGTCGCTGAGCCTCACCATCGCAGCACGCCACGCCGGGATGCCGACGAACTTGGCTCCGTTGCGGATGTTTGCCAGCGGATCAGTGCCTGACGGGCAGCCGTAGTCACGACTCTTGCTGGCGTGCATCCCTTTGATCCGGTCGCACAGTTCGAAGAACGCCTGCGATGTAGGATGCGATCCATGATGGTAATGAACCTCTGCCAGAGTTTTTTCCGGCAGAGGTTTCGTTTCCTTGGTACTTGTGATGAAGTACCGAGGATCTGTCTCCCCCTGCGGCACGCTGTACCAATCTTCGTGAGGCTTACCAGCCGCTTGGTTCTCGCGGCGGATTTTCACAGCAGCGCGGAGCAACTCGTTCGCATCTTCAATCGTGTCGTTCATAACTTCCCCTTTTTGAGATCGCGGTCACAGTAGATCGGCTTCGCCATTGTCACCTCATTCCGCCCGTGGTCAATGACCAGCGCGGCCTGACACGGTGCTTCGTATGAGGCCTTGATGCGAGTAGCGTAGGCCGAGTGTCCAATCACGCTTCCGTTGCTGACGTATCGGCCAGCACGGAGCCACGAGAACTGATGCCAGTGTCCGAAGCACGTCAGGTCGGCTCGTTCAATCGCGTCCCATGCGGCGATTGCCTTGTTCACGGGGATCGTGATCCCGCCGACGCCGCCACCATACTTGATCGCGTGACCGTGATGGAACCGCACGCGGAACCCGTCGAGATCGAGATAGTTGAGATATCCCGTTCCGACTTGCCACCGCACGTTCTTGCGAGTCTCGTTGCCCGCGAGCGTGAGATACAGATGCTGTTCAAACGAGTGATCCATCTCCGTTCCGATGCGGAGTTTGTCTGTGCTTCGCCCGTGGTTGCCGCTGTTCGTTGCGACGATCACTTCGCTGGCGTTCTCGGCAACGGCGTCGATGAACGCGCGCAGCCGCTCACCGATCCACCGCGTAGCAGAGAGCGGAGCCAACTGAGCGAGTTCAGCGGTGTCATCGTGGATATGACCACTGATAAAGTCGCCGCCGAGCCACACCACCACGCGGTCGATGCGAGCGAGTTGCCGCTCGTGATCAAGCAGTGTGAAGAACCGCTCCTCAAGTTCGTGCATCCGTGCATCGCACACGTCGAGCGAGTAGTCGTTCAGCCCGTTCACGGTGTCGGGATCGACCCGCTCCTCGCAGTGGACGTCTGACAGCAGCACAACCATCGTCGCGTCGTGTTGCTTTGACCGGCCTTTTGCAACAGGTGCGGAGCGACGTGTCGCTTCGATACCCTTGAGCGAAAGCAGCGAGTCCGCACGCGACCGCTCGGCATCGACAGCCGCCAGAGCAGCCTTGTATCTGCCCTTGAGCGTTGCCACCTCGGAGCGGAGGCGTGCCAGTTCGGCGTCAGTTGCCAGCCGCGAGGCGTCGGCTACCGCGTCGGCTACGGCGGCGTCTAGTTTTTTTGCAGCCATTCAACGAATCCTTTCGTTGCACAGGTATGCAGGCCACGCTCTTTGCACTTTTCGGAAAGAATCCGTGCCAGCGTGAGCCGCTTGATCTGATACCCACCGCTCTGAAAAGTTTTGCGAATCTCGATGAGTTCGCCCTGCACGTCCTTCGGCAGCGCGTCCCACCAACTAGATGGCTTGCACTCCTTCACCGCGTTGCTCACCGACTCTGTTAGGCTACCCTTCGCCATCCTTCACCTCCTTGTAGTTGAGCATCGTGAGAACGCGACGCTGAACCTTTGCGAGTTCCGTGATCGACTCCTCACTGATCGTGGGACCAAGGACCGCGTGGGCGAGTTCGTGCAGGATCGTCTCAAGCCGAGTGCCGCCCCTGAGTTTTTCGTCAATCAAGATTCGTGGCCGCTTCGCGTTGTCGAAGAACGTCCAGCCAGCCGCGTCTCCACGGAGTGCCGTGAACCGCAGCAGCCACCGCTTCCCGTCGATTGTGACGTTGTGATCCTCTGCCACTGGCGAACTCCTTCGCCCGACTATGGCAGGGCTGTCAACCGCTACAGCGTTGCGGCTTCTACCTGTTTCCGTGCTTCGTCAATGCTGTCGGCCTCTATAACCACAACCCGCCTGCCTGCCGTGGCAGCAAGTTCTCTAGTCGCCGCTGGATGCCACACAGCCACGACAGAGTTCATCCAGTTTGCTTCCCGCTCCATCACCGAATGCCACTCGCGGAGGCACGCTCTGCCTTCGCCAATGATCGCAGCCAGCCCGTTGTCCACGCCTGTTTCTTCGTTTCGCCAGTGTCCTGTGTGGATCAGCCTCATGCCTCGCAGCGACTCAACAATCTGCCGAGAAGTTTTCATCAGCAGGATTGGCGGCTTCGTGGTGGTCGCCCGGCGCGTAAACAGTTCGGGGAACAGCGTCGAGGCCATCGCCGCTGCCTGCTCAAACGTGTCCGCTTTGATTACGTTGGGAGAGCAGTCAGCCAGCAACGCTTCGGCACAGGCGTCGGTCGCGTTGGGATGCCAGATGGTGGCTATCCCCAACTTCTCAACAAACGACTCGCACTCCCATGTGACGTGTCCAATGAACTTCTGGATGCCGCCGACGTATCGCCCCGGCGAGGGAAAGGCGCGATTGAGTCCAACGTCGTTGCCTTTCTTGTCGAGGTCGGCCCCGTAGTGGCATCCGTACTCCCGCATCTGCTCCGCAACTTCACGCGGAGCCTGCAACCACAGGAGCGGCAAGGACTCGCGAGGCGGCGTCCAGAACTGCGTCGGATTCTTCCTGCCGTTGATGTCGCTCTGCGACGAGGCCTGACCGACGAGGAACGTCGCTGGTGCGTAAGTTTTCCCCCGCATCCCGAGGCATGGACCCATATCCCAGTCGATGTGGTTTACGCTTTCTGACCAGAGTTTCGCCAGCGTCCTCATGCCTTCGCGAGTGACCGCGTAGCAGTGAGTCCTCTGCGTGTTTTTGCATCGGACAACACCATCACACACAGGCGTGGCCGGGGCGATGTGCTGCCCGCCGAGCATGAGGCATTCCCAATCGTCTGGCACGTTCTCAAGAAACGCCGCAGCGTCTGCGGCGAATGTGTTCCTAAACTCCGCATCGTCCTCCATGACGAGCATCCGCTCCACGCCGTCCATCAGGGCGTTCTGGAGAACCCGTATGTGAGACTGCTGGCAACCGTAGGCACCGCCACCAGACCTCCACTGACCGGGACACGGGACCGCGTTGCCGTCTACGGCATCGAATGTCTGCGGCTCCGCGAACGGCCAGCCGCACTCGGCGATCCTTGCCGACAGGCGTCGCATCCGGTCGGCTCGCCGCCGCAGGGAAATCACAACCACTCGGTCAAACAACTGCATCATGGCCGAACCTGTGAGGTCATGAGTCTCGCAACCTCGTCAAACGTCAAGCCGTCGTAAGGTCGATAGAACGGCGAGTCCGCCTCCCAGATGATTTCGTTCCGGCATACCAGTGAATCCACAGAATGCCACGGCTCAGAACCGATCCATAGTTCGGCGTGCATTCGCTCCCACGGATTGCCGCACACACTCGGCCCTCCCGTGTCGCGGTGTGCTCGCGGATGCCGCAAAACGGACACCCAATCTGCACGAGCCATCCAGAAGTTTCCGCTGAAATGCGGCATCCACGGCGAGTCTTGCCAGCACACGCCGACCAGATCAACCAACTCAAGCCGCCTGAGGTTGTATCCCCATCTCGCAACGACGTGCTCCATCATCATCCATCGCCAGAACCGCTTGCCAGCGTGCTGCGGATTGCTCACACCTTTGGTGTGGAAATACAACACAGCACCGTCCCTGTTGTTGAGGCACCACTCGTGCAGCCTCTCAAGCGTTGGAGTTTCGTATTGCCCCAAGTCGCTCAGCACCCATCGAACGTCGAGGCCTTGCTGGCGAGCCCACGCCGCGTCATCGTCGCTGCCGAGCAGCAAGCATTGAGGTCGCAGCCCCACGGCGTCAGTGATGCTCTTTTGCTCTAGGACAACCTCTTGCCAGTTGCCCATCGCGGCGATGTGATAAAAGGCGGCAAACGCAGCAAACCCGCAGAAGCGGCTCCTTCGATCAACGGCTCGCCCGGTATGCGTGTCGCTCACGACGCTGGCCCCCACTTTCCGACGGGACACGACTGATCTGCCCACGCAAGTTTTGAGATGAACTTCTTATCTCTGGAGATTGGGCATCCACACTTGCTGCATGAGTTGTCTTTGAAGAACTCGCAGCCGAGGCAGATGTCGTGTCGGCGACCTATCTCCTCGTCGCTGCACGTTGGCGACCCTGCTGCTATGTGTTTCGCCGTGGCGACGGCGAAGTTTTTTGCTTTCTGAGTCAAAGAGATTGAGCCACCTTGCAGCGAGGTCGTGACCGCCAAAATGTCTTTGGCTGTGGCGTCGCTCGGAAGTTCCAGCACCTTCTCCAAAAATCCGTCGGGCTTTGAGAGTGCCATAGCATTCAACGCACGGAGTCGATTCGGCGTCATCACGTCTTTGATTTTTTGCATTCTTGTCGCCACTAGCAGTTGTTGGGATTGTCTGGGTCAAACTCAAACTCGCACGTCTCAAAATAAAATCCGTCTTCACACAGGACTTCAGACAGTGGCGTCGAAACCCCGAGCGCGCCGTATGCGTCAAGCATCGAAATGAAGTCTCCGTAAGGCCCGCCAGCGTGTCCTTCGCCTTTACAGATCGAGCACTTTCGGCACGGAGTCGAGCCGTCAGACGCAGGCTGCGGGAGATACGCTGGCCCGCATTTGCCGCAGCAGCAGAATCGACTCTCGCCAGCCGCCGTTTCTGTTCCGGGCTCGCCATTCCAGCAGCCATGCCCGGTTTCATAGTACGATCCGGGCGGGCAGCATCCGCTGTGTCCACTCCCCGCCGCCTCTGGATAGTAGGTGTATCCAGGCTCGCATCCGCAGTCTCCGTCGGTAGTGCATTCCACGGATGCAGATGAGGAACTGCTCCCACTGCTGGACGAGGACGAGCCACTGGACGAGGACGAGCCGCTGGACGAGGACGAGTCACTGCTTGACGATGACGAACTGCTGCTCGATGACGAGGACGAACTGCTAGACGATGACGAACTACTGCTCGACGAGGACGAGTCACTGGACGATGACGAACTACTGCTCGACGAGGACGAGTCACTGGACGATGACGAACTACTGCTCGACGAGGACGAACTGCTACTCGATGAGGACGAACCGCAGCAGCAGTCTTGCCCTGCGCCGAGGAGTCCACCTTCAACAATGATCGCTCCAGCCTTGAGTACGAGCGTCATCGCGTTTGGCTTCTATCTCAGGAGCACGACGTGGTTCCGACGAACACGAGATTTCCACTGACCACGGCCAGCACTTGCGTACCGTCCGCTGAGTAGCCGGGGAGTTGCGTAAGGTTCGGCTGGAGCAGGAACCACGACGTGCCCTCGCGTGCGATGGACACATCGCAGGAGCCAGCAGGATTGAGGCCGCAGACTAGGTTCGTCACCATCGCGGTGTTCGGCGTCTCGGTCACATACTTGAACGTGACCGTCTTGGTCCCGCTTATGGGCCACGAGCCAGAAAACGTGCCAATGCGAACGGCCTTCCGCTCTTGCTGCGGGAACCGCTTGTCAAACGTCAGGGGCACGCCAGCCATAGGTGCCGTCTCGGCACGCCGCACCACGCGGGCAATCCGCTCGGCGGATTCTCTCGTGAACTGCGAAGCAGAGAACGGGCCTGTGGGTTTCATCACGCTGGTATTTCAGGGAATAGTGATGCGAAGTTCGCCTCTGGATTCACGCGGCGCGGCAGAATGTCAGGGCGGCCAGTAACGTTGATGTTTCCTTGATACAGTGCCACAGGGTTCGGAGACGCTACCCACTCGCTATTCTTGAAATCGAACACCATCGCCCTGCGTTTCTGTCCGCCGTCAATAAAGTTCCAGCCCACGTCTGGCAGCAGGAGTTTCCACCCCGTCTGGCGGTACATCATCTGCACCGACGTTGCCCAGTAGTCAACCACGGTCCAGTTGTGGAAGCCGACGGTGTATTCGGCGTTGACGCCAATGATCTTCCATGTGTGCTGCGGGCCGCCAAACCATCCGTCAATGTTGATGCTGTTTGTCGCTGCCATCAACGCCGTCGGGAAGTTGGCGTAGTTTTTTTTCATCGTGGCCTTCGTCATTGTTTCGTCCGTGACGAGCCCCTCAAAATAGTCATTCGCAGAGTTCACGAGCGGATACACCGTGTCACTGCCGCTGTTTGGGTAGTAGTAAAGCGCAGCCTGTTGCCCCTGCGTCGCCTCAAACGACCACTGTGCTGCCTGTGCCGTCGGCGTCAGGAGGTCGTTGGCCGTGAGCAGCCCATACTCGGCGACAAGTTGAACGTGATACGGAGAGTCTCCGAATCGTTCCGTCATCGTGTATTTGCGAAAGAACAGGCTCTGGTACTCCGGATGCGCTGTCCCAAAAGTTGGGAGGCCAACAGCAGCGAGAATCTGCGTTGCCACCGTCTCCACTGGAGCCGCCGTGAGCGTATCGTCAGACAGCGTGCAGACCCACGTCCGCCGTGCCACACGATCACCCAAGCGGTCAATCTCTTGCTCGCGCGCCAGTTCGGTGGTGAGGACTACGCTTGTCGCCATTATCGCTGTCCGAAGGATGAGTAGCCTACGATGGCTACGGGCTGGTTGAAGTAGTTGCTGCTCGCCTGACCGATGCCAGCCGCGATGGCTTCAAGGTACTTGGTCTGCAAACGCTGCTGGATCAGTGCCGGGTCTTGCCCGCTGGCGATGGTTTGAAGCACGAGGCTTGCGCCTTCCGTTGTTCGCACGTCCTGCGACTTGATCGTCTGCGCGCCGAGCGTGTTCAACTTCGCAAGGCGTTCCTCCTGCCGTTTGGCCTCGGCGGCTGCTGCCTTCTGCTGCTCCTCAAAAATCTTGGTCTGCTGCTGTGCGTACTGCTGCTGTGCCTTGCTCTGGCTCTCCAACTGCTTCTCGGATTGCTTCTGAAAGTCCTCTCGCTGCTTGGCCGCACCGCTGGCGATGTCCCGCTCCTTCGCCGCTGCTTGGTCAAGTTGTGCAAGGCGTGCCGCACCAGCGTTGACCGCCTCGGTATCGTCGGCCTCGCGTGCGGCAGCAATCTCCTCTTGAACGCGGGCAATCTCCTGCTCGATGGCGAGGACTTGCTTTTTCGCCTCGGCACGCTGCGAGTCGCCGTTCACGGATTGCAGCAAGAGGATTTGATCGACAGCCTCGTTGACCTTGAGCCGTTCATCGGCTGCTTTCTTGAGGCCTTCAATCTCCTTCTCGTACAGCCGCTCCTGCCTTGCGACCTCACGCTGGTAGGCCTCCTCGCCAATCGCCCCACGCTCAGCAAGTTGTGCAGCGTTGGTGAGCCCGCTGGCAAGACGCTGTGCTGCCTCCTGCCCCGCTGCACCGAACTCCTCGGACTTCACGATGAGCGAGTCGAACTTGTCGCGAGTCTTGTCGAACGCCTCGGCGTAGCCCTTCTCAAACCCTTGGGCAACGGCCCGCTGCTTCTCAGCGAGGTCGCCTTGCAACTTCTGGAGGTCGAGCAACTGTTGCCGCTGCTCTGGCGTGAAGAACCCGTTGGCCGCTGCCTCCTGCCGCACGCGGGCAACCTCACGCTCCACCGCTTCGCGGTCACGCTGCACGGCTCGCGTCTTGTCCATTTCGTCCAGCAAAGAATCCGAACGCTTCCTGTCATCCTCGATTTGCTTCTGCCGCTCGGTGTTCGCCTGCTTGATCTTTTCGATCTGCTTGTCGTACTCGCGGTTGGCTGCGGCGACGCCTTGCTCCAACTGCTTCTCGTCGATGAGTCCAGCGGAGAACTGGAGTTTCAGCGAGTCGGCTCGTCCTGCGAACTGCGCGAGCGCACGGTCGCCAGCCTTGCCGAAGTCCTCGGCCTTGATCGCCGCCTTGTCGATCTGGTCAGCGACCTTTTCGATGGCCTTTTCCGCGTTCTCCTTGACCTTGATTTCAAGTTTTGAACGATCTTCGATGGCCTTGATTTCATCGTCAAAAGCCTGTCCAGCCATTCTCACCGAACGACGGAACTGCTCCTCGTCAATGATGCCAGCGGACAGCCGCTTCTTGAGTTGTTCAATCGACGCCTCGTATTGCAACGCCGCTTCGCGGCCCGCCGCACCAAACTTCCGCGAGTCATCAATCGCGTTGTTGACTTCCTCGCGGAGACGCTGGAAGGTTTTCTCCCTCTCCTCGATTGCCTTCTTTGCTTCCTTGGAAACTTCGGCGGTGTTCTCGGAGACAGCCACGGTGGCCGCTGCGGTTTTCTTGGTGGACTCCTCGATGCCGAGCCAATACTCGGCAATCGTCAAGAGGTTGCCAACGAACTCGCCGATGCCAGACACAAGGTTGCCGATCACCGTTGCGATGGTCCCGAACACAGCCGAGGCCACGTCGCCAAATGCGGACAGGAGCGGCGTGCTGGCAACAAGTTCTCCGAACTGCCCTGCAAGGTTGGCAACGTACTCGCCTGCCTTGCTGAACGCCGTGGTGATGATGGTGACGATGCGGCTGAGCGTCTCGGAGATCACGCCCATGTTGTCCGCCACAAGCCCCACAGACGTGAAGGACACCACGAACTCGGTCGCCGCCACCGCCCCATCGCTGATGGCCTTGAAGAAGTTGAGGGCCGCGTCGTTCAGCGGTTCAAACGCTTGAGCGATCCCCTGCACAATCACGCCAAACGGCTCAAGCACCGCACCGATTACTCGCCCGAGGTTGCCGAGGTTCGTGCCAATCAACTCGATCACGCGACCGATCTGCGTGAAGATGGGCTCCAGCACCTTGCCAATGGGATCGACAATCGACGTGAGGCCAGCGACCACTTCCGCGAACGCCTTCGTCACGCCTTCGCCAAGTCCAACAAACGGCAGCAGCAGCGTCTGGCCGAGGCCTTCCGTCGCCACCCCGAACGCATCGAGGCCTGCACCGAAATCGTCAATCCGCTTGCGGTCCACGTCGGTCAATGCACGACCGAACCGCTCCATGTCATCCGACGCGCCGGTGAGATTCTTGAAGAACGGCAGTAGGTCGGCACCCGTTTTGCCGAACAACTGGAGGGACGCCGCCGTTCGCTTCGCGGGATCCTCGATGGCTTGCAGTCGCTCGCCGATGAGTTTGTACTGATCTTCCGGCTTGAGTGATTGCAACTCCTCCGAGGTCACGCCGATGCTCTTGAGCGCAGCCTGTGCCGCCTTGCTCTCCTCGTCCACGCCAGTGACGTTTTTCTGTAGCCGACCGAACGCCGTGCTTACGGCATCTATGCTGGTGCCGCTCCTCGCCGCCGCTGCCTCCAGCGTCTGGATGAACTCAAACGACACGCCGAGTTTGTCGGCAGTGTTGCCGAGTTTCTCGACGCGATCTTCAAGGTTGACCAGCCCGTTCGCAACCGCCACCGCACCGGCCCCGAACGCTGCCACGCCGACGAGTGCGAGGTTGGTGGTCGTGAGCAGGCCAGTGAACTGCGTGCTGACGGACGCCAGCCCTTTGTTCAGTCCACCTGCGAACACGCGGCCAAGCCCCTCGCCTGCACTCGACAGACCTGACAGCCTGCCAGCCACGTTGCCAATCGGTCCCGGCAAAGCAGACAGCACGCCGCTGAGTTCATTGAACTTGAGTTTCCCCGCGTCTCCGCCCTTCTTCGCTTCCTCCGCGAACTTGTCGGCGGCTAGCGTCGCCTTCGCGTAGTCCTTGGAGACACGCTGCAACGCCGTGGAATACTCGGCCTCGGTGAGAAGCCCAGCCTTGCGGAGCGCGTTGAGTTCCCGCGTTGCGACTCCGTAGTCTCGCTGTGCCTTCTGCTCCTTGGTGAGATTGGCTTCGACAATCGCAGCGGCTCGCGTTGCTTGATCAGCACGAGTCTTGTCGGCCGCTGCCGCTGTCTTGGCTGCCTCTGCCGCCGCCGCCGCCGCTGCCTTGTTCGCACCACTCGCCTCGGCTGCGGCACGGTTGAACGTCTCTTGCTCAATCGCACCGAGTTCCAGCAGTTCGTTCAGCCTCGCCAGTTCTTCCGCCCGCTTCTCCTCCTCGGTTCGGTTGGCTGCGGTGATAGCCGCACCTTCGCGGAACGCCTCGGCCGTCTTGGTGGCCTCTGCGGAAATCTTCGCGAACTCGGCCGCAAACTCCTCGCCTTCTACCTTGCCCGTGCGGAGTGCCGACTGCAAGAACGCGAGGTCCGTGGCGAACTGCTGCTGCGCCCTGCCAGCACCGCCGCTCGCCGTGGCGAACGTCTTGAACACCTCCGTGACCTTTGCGGCCTCGGTGTCCAGTTGCTTGAGCGCACGCTCGACGGGCGTGAGGCTCTGCTGGATGCCGGTGGCATCCGCAGAAACCTTCAACGCTAGTCCGAGCACGCTTGCCATCAGTCGAATCCCAGTTGCTTCTTCAAGTCCATGATTGCGTCCTTTGCCTGTAGGACGTGCTGCGGTGGCGTCTCAATCGGATTGAAGTCGCTTGCCTTCGGGCATTGTCCTCGTGCGCTGTAGGGAGCCATCATCGCGGAGACGAGCAGGCCGGTTTGCGCCCATGAGTCGGGGATCGCTTGGAAGTGGCGGACGTATGCCATCCACTCCGCAAGTTCTCTCGTTGTCATGCGGCGTTCCAGTTCGCCGACCGTCATTCCTAGATGCCCCGCCAGCCGAAACAGGAACTGCCTCGACGGACGGAGGTTTAGTTTTTTGCGAGTTCCTCCACGTCCGATTCGCTCATCGCGTTGTGGCTCATCGCCTTCTCAAACAAGGTGGACACCACCTTGGCTGACTTGCTGGCTAGGCTGGCGATCTGCTCGTCGGTGAACAGCCGCTCGCCGCTCTCGGGGTGGCACAGGCAGCGGGCGAGGAACTTCGTGCGGAAGTTCTCGATGCCGCTTTCACGCTTGCCGATCCACTCGCGTTCGTAGCCGTCGCGTTCGCCAACGGTCATCACGCGGATGCCGAGCACCATCGGCTTGCCTTCTGCGTCGGGCCATTCCTTGACGTTGACCTTGAGGATGCCGAGGTCGTCGGCCGCGAGGATTTGCGCTGCGAGTTCTGCTGCTGTGAGTGGCATATCTACTCCATGACAATCTTGAAAACGCCGACGTACCGCGTCACGTCGTTGACGGCCCCTGTTGCACGAAGCGATTGGCAGATGGCCTTCGTGGTGAAGGTCAGCCCGCCGCCAATCACTTGAAGCGTTGACTTAAGACCGTACTGGTCAGCAGTCAACCGCGTCGTGGAGAAGGACGATATTTCTATAGTCCCTGCGTCAAGCGTCCAGCGAGTCGAGCGGCCCATCGGCAACTCGCCTCCACGCTGCACGTCGATCTTGGACACCTCACCGAACGCCGTCCCATTCCAGACGGCTGTGACTCCAGTGCAAGCAATCGCCATGACGGGCCTCCGTCATGCGACTATCGAGCGATGCGGAGCGTGGCCTGCCCCCGGATCGCGTCGTTGGTCGCAAGCGTCAGCGTGCTGGCGTTCACGGTGTACGCGATGGCCGAGAGCAGAGCAACGCTGCTCACGGTGATCGTGCAGGTTCCTGTCGAGGCATCGGCGATAATCGTGCGGCCGAGGTAGTCGAACTGCACAGTGCGGCCCGTGTCGGTCGTAGAACCTTGGAGCGGGCGATCGAGCGTTGCGATGGACGCACCTTGCGTCAGGCCAAGGTGCGAGACGTCGATCTTCTCCTGGTCAGCGGTCGGGTCGTTGTAAGAGACAACGATGTTGGTGACTGTGAAGAGGTCAGCCCCGAGCCGCAGCGTCGTGCCTGTCCCTGCGTGTGGAGTCGTGATCGACATGGTGTGCTATATCTCCTGCCACATGATTGAGTACGTCTGCGTCACACTGTAGACCGGAGGCATATCGCCGCCAGCCAACTGGATGAACCCGTCGGCCTCGTTGTCAAGGCTTACGTTGTCCACTAATACCGAGTCTGATGGAGAACCCCCGTACCCATCCAGAGCACGCCGAACACGATCCGCGAGGTCTCTTACTGCCTCGTAGGTCTCGGCGTAAAGGTCAATCGACAGCACGACGGTAGGCATACCCATCGGCCCGGAAAGCGTATGCGTCCGCTGGACTCCGGACCTTCGCCACGTTGCGAACGGCAGGGTAGCGGTCGCTGGAGCGATGACGGGATACACCCGCGTACCAACCGCAGCCGCAACCGCAGGATCGGACACAAGGACGGTAGCGAGGCCTTGCTCGGGGCTCTTGAGTGGCATACCGCACTATGCCAGAAGAAGCCTTTCCCCTTGCAGACTAGAGCGTGTCCGTGGTGTTGACAGAGCCAGACCCCCTGAACCGGAGGGATTCCCAAGCCTGCTCCAGCGTCAACGCAAGGTCGCGACGAAGCGAATCAGCCACGACGGATTGCGTTTGCTCCCACGCCGTCCGGAGCGGAGGATTCCCAGTGGATCCCCCGGCTGGCATTTCTGGAATGATGATTGGTGTCTTTGACTTACGGAAGAACGCCTTTGGGTAGGCAGGGTCGGTTTCCACCCGTCCGTCCCGGCCTGCAGATTTGATGATTGAGAACGGGCCGAGTTTGTTGAACGACGATGCGATGTAGGTAGGGGTCCGCTCTTCAACCAGATGCAACACGCCTTTTCCCATGACCATTTCCCAGTTCCCGTTCCTGCGACGTGCGAACGGTTTGGTGGGGCTCTTTCTGGCGTAGACTCGCGGCTTGGCCCGAGTGATCTTCCGCTCGTCCGTGCCAAACTCTACAAGCCACTGGTGAAACGCGCGATCCTTGCCAGCACGAACGCTCCCTCCTGCGGCACTGATGGACGATCCTTTCGCGGCTCGCGTGTAGCCAACGATACCAACCGCGACGCCGTCCTGCTTGTAGGTGACAACCTTGCTCGACACGGCACGTTTGAGGTTCCCTGTTGGTCCGACCGGCGTGATGTACCGAAGGTAGTTCACCGTCGGCTTGATGGCCTTGCGGATGATCGGCGCAAGCACTTCCGCAGCCTGCTTGTTCGGGAAGAACCGCTGGATTGACTGTCGCAGACTGGAGAGTTCCGCAGTGTTGATATTGAGTTTGATTCCAGCGACCGCCATCACTGCACCTCCTGACAAATCAGTTCGTGGATGCTGCGGTTCTCGTGCTCAAGGATCGAGATGATCTCCAGCGTGCGGCCTCGCCACGACAGTCGCATTTTGGGGGTAAGCCCCGTGAGGTATCGCATCCTGACGCGGTGCGAAAGTTCTATCTGTTGCTGGCCTGCCAGAAGGTACTCGCGAGCCGACACACCGTTCACGCTGGCCCACACTTCTGCGAACGTCGTCCACTCGGAGATAGATTCTCCGAGGCGGTTCCGCGTCTCGGTCGCCTGCTGCACCGTCACCCGCTCGCGAAGAGTTCCTGCGTCCATCATTGGCCGTAGAGGAGGATTGTGTACGAAGCAGTAGGGCCAATCGCAACAACCGCAGGCGAGCCGCCAGCCAGCGGGTCTAAGTCAAAGTTGTCGAGGTCTATAGCGGCCACCGAACCGGTTTCAACGTATGTGCCGTTGTACGATGCCGTTTCAGACGATGCGAACTCTTGATAGCGGTGAAACGTAATCGCTCCACCAGTGACCCTAATCACAGCACGCTGCAAATACTGGAACGACACAAGGCTACCTGATGCGTCGCGGTAGGCGGTTGGTTG